CCTTCTTGGAGTCAAAGCGGCCAACATATGTACCATCTGGCTCGTAGAGCTCGGCAAAGTCGACGTCGTCATAGATGTCGAATCCGACCTTGAGCAGACCCTCGAGTGAGTCAGTCTCGCCCAAGAAGATTTCTCCGCCGCGCTTGCTGTAGTAGGTCTGAGCCATGGCCAGATTGGGCGTCGTGAAGATGCCCATGTCGCCACGCTTCTTGCCGCCAGGCTGCTTGAACTCAGAGAAGCCGCCCTTATTGGTGCCGTGGTAGACAACCAAAGGCTCGCCGTTGTCATCAACTGCAACGGACACTTGGCCATTCATTTCTGCCCACACGCCACCCGTGGCCGCAGCCTTCTCCCAGTCGCCAAACCAGTTCTTGAAGCTCGGTGTGCGCACCTGCACCCACTGACGCTCATTGAGCTTGGTGGCCTCGCCGTTAGGCGCCTTGAGCCACTTGTCGGTGCCTTTGTATTGGGCTTCGATTTCAGCGTACTCGCGCTTAGCTTTCTCTTCTGGCGTTTCGATGATGGACTTGCTGAAGCGCAAGCCAGAACCGATGCGCGCCATCTCTTTGTTGGCGGCATCGCGACTTCCGGCTGGAACCGACAAAATGCCAGCGCGCATGCTGGCGCCGGGGATGCTGCTCAGATCAACCGATCCAGCCTCCGCCGACAGAAGACCCTTCTTGATTGTCGTCTCTTCTGCGAAAGATGCTGCGCCGCGTGTGGGCGTATCAATCTCTTTGGCCGGAACGGACTTCGTGGCATCGCCAAGAATAACGCCAACGCCTTGATTGTTCGAGTGGCCAGCAACCCAGTAGCCGTCATAGCCGGCATCAAGCACGCGAGACTCGCTCTCGTTGAGCTGCTCTAGCGTGCCGCCGCGGAATAGGTTTTCTTTGTTCCCTTTGGCGTCATACAGCTTGGGCAATTTGATTTCGTGAGCATGGCCGCCAATGCCAGACTCTGGTGTGATCCCATTACCTTCGTTCACGTAGAACGAGATGCGACGCTTGATTCGTGGGTCTGTCGCAAGCTCGATGCGCTCAAATTCGGCGCCTCGCAGGCCACTGCCGTACTGCGTGCCATCAAGCACCTGACGGGTCTGCTTGCTGAAATGAACGCCAACAGTTGGTTGAACTGGATTGGACTTCTTGATTGACTGCTCTTCACGCAAGATCTGAGCCTGCAGTGCTGCACGCGTAATGTCAGAGGACTTGAGGTGTTGAGTGATGGCCTCTTTGTACGCTGCGCGGACGGCGCGCACATCTTTGATCAGGCCGCTGGTGCTGTAGCCTGGCTGTTTGATGTTGGCCACCAGCTGGTCGACGATGCCATTCAGGTACGCGACCAGCTTGGCAATGATGCCTTTGGCAGCCTTTCCGTTTGCGGACTCAATCTCAGCAAATACTTCAGTCCAGAACTTGGGATCAGAGATCAGGTCGCCACCGATGTCGGAGATTAGCTCCGACGTTGCCTGGTCAGCAGAGTATCCGCGCTTGGCCATACGCTCGGCGGCTGCTTGGTCTGTGCTCGCTTCGACAATCTTCTTAATCGCATCCCAGGCCTTTGGGTTGGTCTCTGCAATTGTGTGAAAGAGCTCATGACCAAACAGGGCAACGGGGTGGACAGTTGTGGTCTTGGCGATGTAAATGACGCCAGGCTGACCCGGAATTGTGAAGCCGTCAGCAATTGCGCCTGACTCGTCATTGAAGATTACAAGCTCTTTGCCAAGTGCACTGGCAAGGTACTGCAGCTGGGCCGCATCGTCCTGACTCAGTTCGCGACGACGCCCTTCCATTGGCTTGGATTCTTTGGGCAAGTCTTCGCGACTGACACGCTCGAGCTTAACCTGCTTGCCGCCATCATTGATGGTGAACATCTCGCCTTGCTTGGCGGCAGGCTTCTTGGCTTTCTTGGCCTTTTTGCGCTGATCGGCAGCGAACTTCTCTGCCTTGGCGTAGCCTGGTGTGCCCCTGATGGCGATGCCAAACGTGCCGTCCTCATTGGGGTACGGCAGAGCGGAGATGCTCGTGCCACCGCGGCGCTGGGCGGAAATGTAGGCCTTGGCTTCTGCGAGTGTGGCGAAGTTGGCTGGCTTGCTGTCGTTGATCTGCTCATCAACAGCGTCTCGCATCTCTTCGACTGGTGTCTTGACTTTTTCTTGTTTGGGCTCGCCCTGTTTTTCCTCAGCTGCGACTGACTTTTTGGCAGGCTCTGCGGCTTTTTCTGCGACTTGTGCGGCAGGCTTCTTGGCTGCGCGCGACTTAGCCCAGGCCTTGAACTCATCCACGCCCATCTCTGTGATGGCACCGAGACCTGTCCAGCCCTGCTCGTAGTTGGCCAGATAGCCTTCGCGAGCGGCCTCTTCCGAGGTGAAGCCCATCATGACTTTGTGCTCGTCAAATGAGCCGTCTTGGTTCACCTGGTCAATGACATAGACCTTGTTGCTGTCTGGGCGTGGGCCGACGAATACGTCGAGCTTGTCTCCGTCGGCGCCGAGCGTGCCTTGGAACTCACCGTAGTGATGAGCCATCTGGGTTTCCCACATGACGCCATCTGGCGATGTGCCGCGGCGGATGGAGCCCTTTGGGTTCTCAATCTTGATCTGCATGCCATTGAGCTCAATGACATCGGACTTCTTGTAGTTGCCGGCTTTGATCTGAGCTTGTGTCGGCTCAGCGCGGTCATTCTCTGGGCTTGCGGCCGCCGTGTTGGCGAGCTCATTCACGCGGTCGGCAATCGCTTTGCGTGCCAGCTGAGAGTCAGCCATCCCAGACAGCTTGAAGCTCTGACCGGTGCGGCTGTTGATCAGGAAGAACTCGGAGCCTTTGCGCTCAACGGTCTCAAAGCCCATAGCCACCAGCTGCTTAATCTCAGCAGCGCGGCGGCGAATGAAGGCTGGGTCTTTGCCGGCAGGGATCTGCACGCGTGGCGCGTCAACAGGCTCCGTGAAGTCGGATTCCTGAATAGCACCTGTTGTTGGATTAACAAATTGTTGCTGCGCGGGCGTGACTTGAGCGCCTGGCTTGCCTGCCTGGCTTGCCCATGGGTCGGTCAGCGCAGGAACTGGGGAGCCAGTGGCTTGGCCTTGAGGGGCTTGGTAGCGACCGACAATCTCATTGGCAGCGTTGGCTGCATTGGCGCGCGTGGCGGCTGGCAAGCCAGTGGTCTGCGAGGTCTGAATTGCCTGCACCAGATTCTGGCGGTCAGCATCGGAAAGCAAACGGTTGAACTGTTCATCACGCAAGGCGGCGACAGCAGCGTCCACAGACGGCACTTCCGCAGTCTCGCGCACAGGCGCAACGCCAGCAGGCTGCGGGGTCGCGATGTTGTCCATCGGACCGTTGGGCTTGTAGTTGGTCTTCGCCCAAGTCAATAGCTCTTCAACGGCAGCCAAAGCTTCTTGGCGAGTCTCGAGCGGTGCCTTGGTGTTGCGAGCTTGACTCAGGTCATCAAAGATCTGAGGCACATTGACGCCGTCCAAGCGGAGGGTGTCAAGCAGGTTGTTCTGACGGAGCTCGGCTTCAATGTCGCGCACGCGCTGACCCATCTCGTCGGTGAGCGGCAGTGGTGCGGATTGGGTGGGGGCGGGTGCATCTGCGGGTGTAGCGCCTGTCGCTACAGCTTCCGCGGGAGTGTCGCCCACATTGGCTGTGCCAGCAGGCATGACACCAGTGGAGAGGTTACCAGCGTTGCCAGCGACAGCTGCCCTTGATAGGATGCCGCCTTGCGCGGCTCGCTCAACCACGGGCTGAAGTGTGGGGTGTACGACAGGTGCGGGTTGGCCAGGCTTGGCCATGTAGCCACCGCCAGTACCCAGGGGGCCGCCAACAACAGCGCCGCCGATGAAGTCACCCGCGGTGTTGCGCATGGCGTTATCGGTAGCGTTGCGGCCAAGGGCGATGTTCTCGCCCATGTTCTGGCCGACCTTCTCGCTCGTCTCTTGTGCGCCTTCGCCGAATGACGTGACTGCGCCAGTGCCGATGGCACGGCCAGTCTTGGATTTGAATGAGTTACCAGCAATGGTGGCAACACCCTTGCCCACCAAGAAGTCTTCGACCACCTTGGCGTTGAATGCGCCACCGGCAGCGCCAGCGATGGCGGACAGACCACCAGCCCACTGGGCGGCACTGTTGACCACGGCATCGCGGGATTGCTGCTGATTGCCGGATTGCTTGAATGCCTCGGCGTAGAGTGGCACATTGGCCATCAACTCTTCGTGAGACATGCTGTTGACCATCTGGCCAGCGCTCTGACGGACTTCGTCAGCAGCAGCGCCGCCAGTCATCGCACCACCAAGAACGGCACCAGACGCGCGAGTGGCGGTGGTTGCGGCGCTTACTTGTTTGGCTAGCTGAGCAGCTTTGACGGCATCGCCCGCAGCTTCTGCTGCGCGCAAGCCGGCGGTCAATTCTTGAACGCGCTTGGCTTGGCCTACAACAGGGAGGAATGACACAGCAAGCGAGCCGAAGCCGTTGGCTGCAATCATTGCCCAACCTTGGCCAGTTGACGGCAGCTGTACGTCACCAGACAGCAAGTCGAGCACGCTGCCCTCGATGTTGGTTTCTTGGCGGGCTTGCCTGCCGCCTTCGGTCATTGTGTCGCGGATGGCGTTCGACACGGGCTTGAGGATGTTCTTGCCCTCGTACTCTTCCGTGCCGGTTGCCTTGTTCATGACAGCGGCGGCCGGTTCACCCACAAGACCTTGAGCAGCCGACCCAACCGCGTCCACGGCAGCAGCGCCAACTTCCTTGATGTAGTCGCCAAATGTGGCACCGGGACCTGGCTCTTTGTAGGCAGCGTAGTTGGTCTTGTTGGGTGTGTAGTAGGTGCCAGCAGCTTGACCTTGACCGCCAGAGACTGCGCCATTCACGCGAGCCATGATTGCGGGCACATAGTTCTGCGTCTCGCGAGGCAGGTATTGAAGCCATGCGTTGGTATTGCCCTGGCGCTCAGCAGTGCGCAGCGCGTTGCGTAGCGCCTCCGGCCCAGCGTTATAGGCGGCAAGCGCTTTGGCAGGATCTTGAAAGTCTTCGAATTGCTTGGCCAAGTACGCTTGACCGATCTTGCGGTTGTAGTCAGCGTCGTTGCGATACTTGACGTCATCAAACGCAACGCCAGCCAGAGCTGCGGCTTCAGGCGCCGTCTTGGGCATCACTTGCCAAATACCGATTGCGCCAGCTTTGCTCGTGACAGGAGTGCCGTCGGGCTTCAGTTGCTTGCCGCCAGACTCTTGCTTCTCAAGAGCGGAGCCCACCACGTTGACAAACTGATCTGCGGATGCGTAGCCGGAGCCTTCGCCGCTTGCTGCACCTTTCGGTGCAGCTTTGGAAACATCGTCAAAGGTGAAATCGGTAATAGAGCTCATTATTTCTTTCTGCTTATCGTTTTCTGAGGCTTGCCTGATTACAGGCCGTAGCGCTCATTTTTCAGCTTGTTGTACTCGGCAATCTTTGAGTTGGCGCCAACAGCATCACCCTTGCGAAGCAACGCAGCGCGCTCCTGATCAAGCTTGAGCAACTCAGGGTCGACAGCTGCAGCCTTGCGAGCTTTCTCAACTTCTTGAGCGCGGCCGCGGTTTGCATCGACTTGAGCCCGCGCATCGGCATTCACAGCAGCATCAAGTTGCTTGCCAGATAAGCCAGAGAAGTTGGGCAAACCCCCTGGCTGGTTGATCTTGCTTCCGCCTTCAGGCTTTTTCGGTGCAGGCTTCTCGCCGTACTTAGCGATCATATCCAAATTGTTGCCAAGGTAGCCCAATTTTGTTTCAAGCGCATCGTTGATCTGTTGAGTCACAACAGCCGCTTGTTGCTCGTTGAGACCCTGAGTGCGCTGGGCAATCACGTCAGAGGCCTGCTTGCGCATGCGGGCCTCAATCGCGCCACGAGCCTTGGAGTCGTTCGCGGCGGCAATGAGCTCAGCCTTCTCTTGAGGAGACTTGCTGGCCAGCAGAGTTGTAGTCATCTGCTGCAGCTGCTCTGGCTTGATGTTGCCAGGCTTGGTGGCGCTACCGATGCCGGTGTTGAAAGTGATCTTGCCGTTCTGGCCGTCATCAAAGACGGTGTCAATCAGGCCAGTGTCAGGGTTGATTGCAGGCACCAGCTTGTTGGGGTCTTTGGCCGCAGCGATTGCCACGCGGCTGACCATGGCAGGCGGCATGCTTGGGTTGGTCGTAGCCAAACGAGACACGTAGTCGCGCGCTTGGGCGGCTTGGTCGATAGGCAGCTTGTCCTCAGAGTGCTGCGCAACGCTGTCGAAGTGAGAAAGCGCAGCTGCGGCAGGATCTACTGGGCCACTACCCTTCCCTTTACCAGAGCCAGAACCAGCGCCAGCGCCAGTACCTGACCCACCTTGAGGCTTGCCGTAGATGTTGTTGCCGTTCTCATCCGTGCCGATGACTGTGCGGTCGGTTGGGTTGGTGTAGACAATCTTGCCGGTGCGCTTGTCGAGGGCAGATGCGCCAGGTGCGACAGTCTGGTACGGGTTCTTGGCAATCTCTTCAGCGATGCGAGCACGAGCCAGCGCCGTCTCTTGCTGTAGCTTGGCGTACATCTCAGGCTGAAAGTAAGGCTGGAATGACTGCAGCATCTGCTGCTTAGCATTCTCGCCAGTGAAATCTTTGGTTGAGGTCTTGCCGGTGTCCTTGTTGTACAGCGTGATGCGCACGCCACCGTTGCCTAAGTCCTGAATTGACTTGGTGCCGCCGTTCATTGGGTCGGAATCAAAGATATTGCCGATCTCTTTGGCAACTTCGAATGTCGACTTATTGCCAGCGTCGGCAGCCACCTGGCTGAACAGGTTTATGTTGCGAGTGAATACGAGCTTGTTGGCCTTGTCTTCGTATTCGAAGTATCCCTTGATGTCGCCTGCCTTGCGGCGGTTTTCCGCCATGTCGCGGAAGACCTCGTCCTGATTGCGGTTGCGCGTTTCGGCGCGCTTGACGGTTTGGTTCTGAGTCGGGCCAACGCCATCAAAGGGAGCCTCACCACCAGGCACCGTCTCTTCGAACTCAACCTGCTTGGTAGTTGCTACAGCTCGGTCTGCAGCGCGGAGATCATCTTCACGCTTTTGCTCAGCAAGCGTGCGAGCTCGTTGAGTCTGGAGAAAGTCAGCCTGATCTTGCTGCGCCTGAAGCGCTGCACCTTGCTGGTAGCCTTGCATTAGACCTTGCGCCACTGCGCCAAGGCCGCCTACGTTTCCAATTCCTGCCATATTCTTTCCTTGCTTTGTCGCTTACGCCATTGTCGGCATGGCGGTTACGCCAGCGTCCACCACGGGGGTTGACGAGCCGCTAAACCAGTTGGACATCTTGTCCCAGCCGTTGCTCAGCGCAGTCTGTGCGGTCTTGTTGCCAAGCAGGCCACCAGCGAACATGCCGAAGCCAGCCGCCTGCGCGTTAAACGAGTTGGCTTGATTTTGCAGAGCGCCAACTTGCAGACCGGCAGATTGACCGATCTGATTGATGTAGTTGCCAGTGGCGCCGTTCATGAAGTTAGCGCCCGTGATGCCAGAGTTCAGGCCTGCCGTGGCAGCGCCGCTGCCGACTGATGCAGACTGGTTGCCGATGGTGCCAAACGTGGCAGCCGTGTTCGGCATGTTGCGGCCAAAGTTGGCTGCACCAGCGCGCAGACCAATGCCTTTGTCCATCGTGTCAAATGCCGCCCCTGTGGCTGCGCCGGCTGTACCAAGCGCTTGAGCTCGCTCCGATGCGCCAGCAGGACCGGAGAACGCCGTTGAGCCAAGGCCATACCGGCCGGCAAGGCGCGCGCTTTGACCGCGGGCATTGCTGAACTGCTGATTGACGTTGGCGGCCGCAATACCAGAGCGACGGTCTACGTTCTCTTGTGAGTCATAGTTCATCGCCTCATCGGCGACCTTCTTCTCAATCGGCTGGAACGTGTCTTTGTAGTATTGGCGCTGCTCATCGGAGAACTGGCGCTGCTGCTTGGACGCGGCAAGGCTCTCGTTGGCAAGCTCGCTTTGAATTCGCTGAGCCTCACGCTGAGCGGGAGCCACATCGCGCTCATAGGTCTCTTTGTTCCACTTGAACTGGTCTTCAGCCAGTCGCGCCTGACGATCAGCCGCGGTCATTGCGGCGTCGGTGGCTCGATTCTGCGCGTCTACCGCGTTGCCCGCGGCGTCATAACTCAATACGGCGCTCGTGACGACCGCTGCTGCTACTACACTCATTGTTTGTTCTCCAGCATCTTCTGCTTTTGGGATTCAAGGAACAGCGCATGCTCCTCGAACGTGCTGACTGTTAGGAAATCTTCTAGCGCCTCAATGGGCGCTGTTTCTGGCGACTCAATGTCGCATTCGGCCATGTTGTGCACGGTCACCCAGACGGTGTCCTCGTGCGCGAAGCCGATCTTGCGCACGCCAGGCTTCGACACAATCGTGCACGGTGCTTTGATGCGGGTAATGCCACCTGTCTCGTTCAGCATGGAGATCTCACCTTTGGAGATCACGCTGATGTGCGGGCGCTTCTGGATCTGACCGATGGCGAAGGTTCCCTTTGGCAGGAACAGTTCGCGGGCGTAGGTGCCGTCAGAGTGAAAGTGTGAGACTGGGAGCTCTGCCTTCAGGCCGTTCTGTAGCATCTCGGCCAGTAGCGTCTCAACGCAGCCAGTCACGTACTCAGCAGGCAAAGGCTCTGTGGCCTTGAAGGCATCAGCAACAGCCTGAGCCGCGGGGAAGATTGAGAGCGAAGCGAAATCCACAGGGTTGACTTCCTGTGTATTGGTCACCTCGCGAAACTCAACGTCGATTACATCCGCGTGCATTCGGGCTCCAGTATTTGGTGCCCGATTTTACCAGAAAGTCAACTATTTGTTGACAACTTTTTGTTGTTCTGCTATGGCTGCATGAATCCTAAATGGGTATTCATTGACCACTCAACAAAAACGCTTACGGAGGCGTTGGCCACGTGATGTTTGCAGGGTCAGATTGACCTGTAATGTCGCGCAGAGCTTGCCTGTAACTCATCCACTCCGAGCGTTTCTCAGTGCTCAGCGGAGCATCTTGCAGTGCAGTCCAGTCTGATGCGATGAGCAGAAGGCCGCGCTTCTCGCGCACTTCTGCCCACTTGACATTAACGCTCACCACCGGATCTACATCAACGAGTTCTCCGTTGACGTTGCGTGCGCGATTAATCGGAATGCGAAGTTCCGATTGGATATGCGAGCTTGCGCCGATACGCTCACCAAGCTCTTCCACCAGAGCAAGATCATCCAAGATGACGACAGACATGCATGCGCCATGCGAGTCGAAGTAGTAGACGTTGTTCATCGGTAACTCTTAAAGATTGCTACTTGTCCGTAGTGAGCGGCAGTTGCGGTTGAGATGTGCAGCTTCAACCAGGCTTTATTCCAACCCTGATAGCACCAATTCGAAATCATCATCGTTGGGATGCTTGGCGCCGCACTGCTGTACCAGCTACCTGTTCCGCCAGTCCAGTAGGATGGAGTTGTCTCGTAGTCTGGTCCGATGCCAACGTAATAACTGTAGTCGCCGCCACTACCGCTTTGGTTCCACATGCCGGTCGCGATGATACTGACGTATCCGTCGTGGTGCATGAAAAAACTGAATGACACCCACGTATTCTCGGCGCAGTAGTTGTTGCTCTGCTGGAACGATGTAGCTGAAGCCGAAACAATCATGTCGGCATTGATTGATGCGGCCTGAATGCGTGCTGCGTTGATGTAGCCACTTGTGATCTTGGCCGCATCAAGGCTGGTGATCTGAGCATTTGAGATTTGTGCGTTCGCAATAGATGCAGTGTTGATGCGCGCTGCGTCAATGAAGCCAGATGCAATCTGGGCTGCAGTAATGGTCGCACTGGCGATCTGAGCCGTGCTGATGCTCGCATTTGCGATTGATGCGGTGTTGATGCGTGCGGCAGCGATGTAGCCGCTTGTGATGACGGCGGCGTCAAGGTTGGCAATCTTTGCGTCAAGTGAGCCCGCCTGAATGCGGTTGGCACTCAGAAAGCCTGTGGTGATCTTGGCTGCATCAAGGTTGGCGATGTCAGCGTTGTCGATTAGGCCAGACGTTGCGGTCGTGCCGTTGGTGCTGTTGTACGGGCCGGTCTGGTTCGCTTGCGATACGAACCTGATCCAGTAGTAGTAGGCGGCGCCTGTCTCACCTAGCGAGTCGACGTAGTACTGAGTGTCCGATGTGCCGATCAGCAGCGCGCTGCCAATGGCATTGGACGTTGAGCGCCACACTTCGGCGTACGCGTGATTCTGACTGGTCCACAGATCCCACTTCAGCTTGATCAGCGTCTTGCCAGATGTGACCGTTAGGCCTGTTGGGATGTCTGGCGGCGTGTAATCGGTGGCGGGGTTGTATCCGCCAACGATACCTGGGATTTCAATAGGTGGCAGTGACGGGATGCCCTGCACCCCCGCCTTTGATAGCTGAGCAACACCTGATGTGATCAGGTCGCGATAGGTGACGTTCTGGTCTAACGGGTCACCAATGTAGCCTTCGCGCACATCAAGGATGCCCTTGATCGCTCTGGCCACGTCATACAGATTGTTCTGCGTTGGCAGCGGAATTGAAGGTACTTTGGTCTTCATGGCAGTTGCTTCAGTTCATCCATGCTTGTGGCCATGCGCAAACGCGTGACCTCTGTGGCGCTAGACAGCTGCACGGTCCAGTCTCGAGCCTTGAAGCCGGAGCTCAGGCGGAACGGGAGTTCATCGGCGACCGTGATCTGGTCGGTCTGCTCCCCGTCAGCGGTGACAGTCAAAGTCACTGGGTAAGCCTTGGCATTGATGGCTGCCCAGCCGATATTCAATGGGACGCCCATGCGGTAGGTCTTGCTGCGCCATGTGGCTGTCAATGCATCGCCTTGGTTGTACCGCACAAGGTTCGCGCCTTGCGCCAAGTAGAGCGTATCTGTGCGGTTGTCTGAGTAGCCGCCTGTGATGGCTGTTGTGGCGTTCAGGTCGCTCACCGTCCAGAACGGGCCGGTGCCGCTGAAGTCCAGAATCAGAATGCCGCGGGTGTTATCCGTGCGAGTGAACGTCGCGATGTAGCGACCTTCATGCACCCAAGCCTTAAATGAGCTAGGGTTGAGCGCCTGCCATTGCTTGCGAGTGGCGTACTTCTGGGTGATGACAGACATGCCGCTAGAGCCAATGCTTACTAGGCCGTCAGGTGAGGCGTACAAGACGCCGTCGCCCGTGTCGACAATCGAAGGCTTAGACACGCACGCTTGAGGCAGTTCTAGGCGCCCTGGTGACATGGCTTGCGGATCTGAGCCAGCCAAGGCCACGGGGAAAGAGTTCGTCAGTGCGACGGCTGTCTGGCCGAAGACGCCCAAGCCAACAATCTGGAACTCAATCGGGTACTTATGTGGCCATGCGTGAGGCAGGTTTGGCTCAGAGAAGTAGACCGTGTTTCCGACGAAGCCTACGCATGCGCCGTTGGCCATCATCTTCAGTCCAGACAGCGCAGCGGGTGGTGCCTCCCATGTCTCGCTAGGCAGAATCTCGCCAAGCGCCGCTTGCGATGTGGTGTCTGAGTAGTTGGTCTGCGCAACAGGGATCTCGGCAACGAACTGGAACTGAGCGCTACTGCCAACAGTTGATGACCGGTAGATCCGCTTCAGAGTGATGTTATAGGCCCCAGCCGGTGCAACTGACATGTTGGACACAGCCACAGCGGCGCCTGGGTCAATCGTGGCTGGAGTGCTAGCTGCCGAGGGTGGACCTTCTTCTCCGTATGCGCTCACATAGGTGTAGACATAGGTTCGCGTCTCGCCTTGTGATGCAACGCTTGGTGCGCTGCCAGACATGGCCGGCGTCGCTGCTGGAGCGGGAATGCCGAGGTTGTAGCTCGCGCCTGGGTAGCTTGATCCTGAGACGATAGCGCTGTTTGGCCCGTACTTGGCTTGAATGCCATCAGACCAATAGGCGCGTGCGTACGGATCGTTTGGCAGCGGCGAATGAATTACATCAGTCTCCTCGAGGAATTCAAGCCAGTAGTCAGTCTCTGTGCTTGAGTTGCCGTAGCGCCAGATGGTCTTCGGTGCAGTCTTGGTGAGAGCCTTGAGCGTGGTCGTGCCAAGCAATGGCGCAAGCGTGCCAGAATTGAGCACGACGTTTTGCGCAAGCGTCGCCTTGCCGTTGTCCAGAAGAATAGGATCGACGACGGGTTGCATGCCGTCGAATGCGTTGATGTCAATTGCTGCCATGAAGGTCTCTCAGAGAATGCGAGCTGGAACCGATGCGTCTTGCTCGTCTTCGTTGCGGTAGTAGAACTTGCCACCGGACACGGCGAAGTCAGTCACGCTGATGTAGTCAAACGCTGTTGAGCGCGTTGCCGTGTCGACGTTGATCAGTGCGAAGCCGTTGTGCCAGCGCTCGCCCTCGCAGTACGAAGCAGAGCGCTTATGGCCGGAGCCAAGCTGATGCCATTCGTATGCACCGTAGACCGGATTGAATTCACTCCAGACGATGTGCTTGTGGTGGTGCCCGTTGACGCCCGGCAATCCCATGTTGCGAGCGTGGGGGAAGTGGTGACACAGCACTGTGTCCCAGTAGATCTTGTAGTTGGTCGCGAGCTCTTTGGTGAAGTCGCGCTTGGTGAATGATGCGAGGTCTGCTTTGGCGACATAGTTGATCTCAAACTGGTCTAGGCCAAAGAGCTTTGATACCGTGAAGCCGTGTAGGTCGCTTAGGACTGCGCGCAGAGCTGGCGTCGCGTCAGCAAGCTGTCGTAGTAGACGGGCTTCGTGATTCCCTTCGATGAAGTCAATCTGCGCATTAGGGCAGGCGTCACGTAGAGGTCCGAGAATGTTCTCGTGGGCGAACCGGATGCGGCCGACAACGTCCCATTCGCGTGGGTCAACGCCGTACTTACCGAACTCTGGGAGATCGAAAATGTCTCCAACAAGACTGATGACATCAGGCTGGACTCGTCGAGCTGTGTCAATGAGGACTCGCAGGTAGAAGGGGTCAATTTCAATGTCATGCAGATCCGAACTGACAAGGATGGTCTTGAAGCGACGGTTGTTCTCGCGCAGGTACTTACTTTCCCAGTCCTGGCGGTCGATGTTCATCTGACGGTAGTGGTCGACAGATGCGTGCTTGGCGATGTGGCGCTCGTGCTGGTGTTGCTGGCGCGAGAGTGTGATGTTGGCTTGGCGCTTGAACTCTTCAAACGTGCCGAAGTAGCGGTTCCAAGTGGACTCAGAGATCTGACTGTGAGTGCGGAAGTAGTTGCGCGTAATGACCTTGTCTTCGTCAATCTTCGCGATGCGGCGAAGCTCGGCTATGCAGTCATCAGGCCCCCAGTGCTCCATGAAGAGCGCCGAGTTCTCCGACATCGGGACTTCAGCGGCTTCGCGAATGGAGTGCTGAGGCGCATTCCAAGTCGGCAGCTTGATGTTGTACTTGGTCTCAATGTTGGCGCGGCGAGAGTACACGCTACGGATGTTGACACCTAGCTCTTGAGCCACCTTGTTGGGGCTACCGTGTTTCTTGAAGAGCTCCATGAACTCAACATCTGTGCATACCGCCATGTACTACTTTCTGCCAGCGCTCCTCGCTAGCCACAAAACAAAAAAATGCCCACCGAAGTGGGCTGTGTTTGCCTATTAGGCTTGAGGCGCGTCGCCGGCGTGAACGCCAGGAGCGGGCGCATCTTCTACCGCGGCCTTTGCTGCGGCTTGCTGAGCGTTGAACTGCTCGGTGGCTTGAGCGCGAACCAATTCGGCAACACGGGCCGAGTTCTCTTGAATGCGGCCAAGGCCTTCGAGAACGGTGTTCACGTCATTGACTTCCAGCGTGATGTTGATTGACATAGAGAGCTCCAGAAAGGTTGTTGTTTACAAAAGCCTTGCAATTGTATCAACAATGTGTTGCTCTACAACCAAATTCTTCTATGCCAGATGTGGCTGCACTTCGAAGACGTTCAGAGCCAACTCCGTGTGGTGCACGCGGTCATCAAAGCCAATCAGGCCACCGTTGACAGCCTTGGTCAAGCCAACCCAGTCTTTCTTCTCAGCCAGCTGATTGCACTTGTGCGTGGCCCAGTACCAGCCAGCGGTCTGCATACCCCACAGAGGTGTGCGCACGAGGTCAGGGTTCTTCATGAAGTCCATACCCAGCGCCTGGCCTGCATGGTAGAAATTCGCAGCGCCAGTCAACTGTAGGTAGCCAGATCCGCGGTACAGCCAACCGTCGCCGGACTTCTCGTCACGGTTGTTCATGCGGCCACCATAGATGCGCGATGCAATGCGCTCTGGATGACCGGCATACAGATTGGCCTCTTCGGGCGTGAAACCCCACTTGCGCTTTGGCGTCAGCGGGAAGAGCTTGAGCAGGGTCGCTGCGCGGTACCGAAGGTCTTCCTCGAGCTTGGTGAAGTTGCCGCTCTCGTGGCCACACTGGGCAATGAAAGCCGCCTGCTGCACGGGAGTGCTGATTCCCCAGCGCTCAAAGGTGTCATTCAGTGGGCCGACCAAGTTCGGGTTGATGCGCAGCTTTTGTAGTTGTTCAGCGGTCACCATGTCATTTCCCTTGCTCGTTTACTTGCTGACGGACGGCTTGGTAGGCGTCGATGCAGGCGTTGAGCTTGACGATTGCTCGGTCTCCGTCTGCGGGATTTGAGCACTAATCGCGAGAGTCTCTCTGTCAGATTCGCTTCCTGCTTGCTGATCCCCGCTGGGAGCGGTGGCACTTGCACTGGCTGGTACACAACCGGCGGCTGGGAGGCGCACCCGCCCAGCACGAATAGCGCGGTCAAGAGAAGACTGTTTCTGAGTGATGACATCATTGGCGTCTCGCAGTTCTGTCGAGGTTTGGTTGATCTGCTCGGTGAGCTTGTGTTCACGCTCGCGAGCCTCTTGGTTGGCAGTGGCTATGGCAACTTGCATCTCTGCGTCGCGCTCAGTCCAGCCCTTGTGGTGGCCGAACTTGTACAAGCCGAACACCAGAACGAGCGTTCCGATGACCACCCATTGAGTTGGTAGCTTTGGCATGTCAGCCCCTGTTCTCTGCGCGTGCGTGAGCCAAGGCTTCGCGCTCGTCGTCGGGTTCAAGGTGATCTGCAGGTGTTGTGGGTGGAGGTGGGGGCGTCCAGTTCTCATCAAGCTGAG